ATTCATATTCCGCAATAATCTTTCCATCACGAATATGCTCAATCTTGAACTTACCACGAACAAGCATGGGTATCTCCTAAAAACGGGCAGTTCCGCGCTTGAGTTGACGCCTGATCTCTCTGACCAATTGACGACTATCTACAGGGCCGCCGCCATCTGGAACATTGATGTTAATATCACCAATATTATTCGTGACAGGCCCTCCCTCCGCCCTGAAAATTGGCCGATGGCCAGAATTGATAGAGACCAGTTCCGAGAAAAAGCGCTTGCTATCTCTAGCATTGACAACAAACTCTCCCGGCGTCAACATAGCTGGCACAGTATCTGTACCTCGGGGCGCAAACCCCCCGCCCGAGAATCTGTGAACAAATCCTCCACGAAAAAAAAGTCCGCCACCGCCACCACCCGCATTTGACTGTGCAGCGGCAAGTTCTCTGAGAGCTACAATGGCTGCCTGCGCTTGAAGGATAATGTTTGATGTGCTGAATGAATTAGCCACAGTTTGAATTGAATTTAATCCTTCAATGACTGGTGTAGCCGTTGCTCCTAGCGCGCTCATACCTAACTGAGCGGCGGTAGCACCCCTACCTACTCCATTCAAAGCATCATTGAAATTATTTACATTTAATGTATTATCGGCTGCCAGTTTTCCAAATTCTTTTATAGTGGATGTTTGATCTTTTAGACTTGAAGCTTCGGCTTGAGCTTTTTTCAGATTTGTTAAAGCTGCAATAGCATCATCAACAGTTCTTACAGTTTCTTGCAAAGTTTCTTTAGTTTCTGTTACTTTGTCTCCTAATAAAAATGACCCAATAGTCCCCAATATACCCTTACTTTCCGCAGCTTGTTCACTGACATTTTTCAAATTCTCTGTCAAACCTTTTTGAATTTCAACAAGAGCTGCAACATCGCCACTTTTGATAGCAGCTAAAACTCTTTCCTTTAGCTCCCCCAATGCCCCCACTTCCGCTTTTGCTTTTTCAAAGTCATCATCAAAAAATGTCTGTGCAAAAGCATCTTTTAAGTCACGCGCAGGACCAAACGGCTCTGTTGTTGAAGCTATCTTACCTACAGGCTCAGTAAGTTTCCCAAAAGCTTTTTCTGTCTTAGCTGGCAAATCTTCAACAGTCTTTTTGAATTCTTCTATGGCATTATTATTATTTTCTATTTCTTTTCGGAGGTCTTTTTGCTTTAATGGGAGCTTAGTTTGGGCAGCATCTATCTTTTTAGTGGTTTCTAGAGTTTCCTTATGTTTGTCAAGAGTCTTTTGAGCTTCTTTCGTCTGCTCTACTCTTGAATTTTGTATTAGCCGTTCAAGAATAAATGCTTCTTGACGAATTCTATTTTCAACTTGTTCTCCTAGACGACGAGTAGCATCATTATCAGCGATTCTGCCCGCTTGCTTATCTGCCTCCGCAAGAAGTTCTAGACTTCTTTTCTTACTTTCTTCGTCTCCTGTTGCAAGTTTCCTTGCCTCTTTCAGAAGTTCATTTATCTTTGTTTGTCTAGCTTGCGCTTCTTGAGCTGGAGTAGCACCCCTCAACCCCCTCTCAAACTGTCTTTCTCCTATACCACGAGTAAGATCGTCGATTTCGTCACGAAGTTCTTTTGCTTTTCCTTTCGCATCTTCTACTCTATCTTCAAGTTTTTTTACAAAATCATCAACAATTTTTGATTTTGCTTCTACCCCTTTTGCTAGACTGTTAGTGATTTCGTCTTGAAGTCCAAGATTAGCTATCAACTCTTCATTAAGTGCTATTTTCTTTTGACGGAGTGATTCCAGAATCAATTTTACATCTGCATTCAAAGCAGCTTTCTGAGCCCTTGTAACAGCTTGAATACCTCTTACTCTTTCTTTTATCCCAGTATCAGTCTCTTTCTGCAATTTGGCAAGTTCTTCTCTAGCCTCAGCCCCTGAATTCTTTACTCCTCCAAGACCAATAGCTAATCCAAGAACTAATGCTACCGGTAAAGCAACTATAGCTAATTGCAAACCAATCATAGCGGCTGTGGTCCCCTCAGTGGACAAGCCGAGCGCAATCATTGCTGCAACAGCAGATTTAAGAAAAATAATCAAACTTCCACCAACCAAAATTCCTCCAGCTATTCCAAAAGCTATAATGGCATTTCTTCCACCACCAATAGCTTGAACTACCGTCTTAAATACCGATATTATCGATCGTCCGAAATTATTGACAAGAAATGCCCTAGCGGCTTCAAGTTCTTTGGTTAGCTGTTGGGCGTTTGTTTTGTTGATTAACTCAAATGCCTTACGGGCTGCGCCAGCAGACTTAGTGATCTCTACCAGATTCTGATTGGCTTTCTTTGTGGCTGTTCCGACAAGACCGATAACACCACGAGTTCCACGAAGTTGATTAAATAGTTGGGCAATTTCTGTAGCAGACTCGCCACCAACTTCCGTTATTTTCTCAAGAAATCCTTGCAGCCCGAACAGAGCTATGCCGGCTTCACCGGATGAAATTCCTAATTCATTATAGACAGCTTTAAGAGCTTCTGTAGGCTTAATTAACTTCAATTCAACATTTAGCAACTGCGTGACAGCGTCAGAAGCCTTTACACCTTGAATCGTAAGAGTAGCTATTGCTGCATTAACTTCTGCCGTCTCTATACCTAATTGGGCAGATACTGTTATAACTCGCCCTAAAGAGTTCGCAAGCTCAGTTCCAGTAACTCGCCCTAGTTCGATAGTCTTAAAAAATTCATCACTTATTCTTTCGGCACTATTTGCAGATAGACCGTAGGCATTCAAAGTACCTGAAAGTAAGTCTACGGCATCCTCAGTAGTTGTTACAGCGGCTACACTGAACTCTAATGCTTGTGTCAAGAATCGTGTTGATTCTGCCGCATTTCCAATTTGGTTGCTTAGAGTCTGATATAAGCCAGCAGCAACATCCTGAACAGGTCGTCCAAATTCCTCGGACAGTCTGGAAATAGCGTCTCCAACAGCATCAATTCCCTGCTCTTGAAATTCTTTGCTGATGGTTTGAATTTCGGCCAGTCTGATTTCAAACTCACGGGCCGCTCTTACACCGTCAGTGAAAGCATTCACTAATGATGCAACAGCCTGAGCCGCAAACTGGATACCAAACACTCTGACTACTGAGCGCCAGCTTAACTCTAGACTCTTAGCGCCCTGTGCGCCCTTCTCAGCGCCGGCCTTAACTTGATTTCCAGAATCAGTGGCACCCCTAGCGACGTTCCGAAGTGCCAATTCAGTAGATTTAAGCCTCTGGATATTTCTTTGTTGGCTGGCTTCGGCCAGTATGTCTCCTGAGGGACGTGGAGCAGCAGTTGGACTTATTCCAAGTGCTTTCTGGAAGGCAGTCTGTTGCTGTGCAGCTTTCGCCTGGGCGGCAGCAAACTTACTAGCGGCAGCAGTACCGCTGTTCTGTGTTGAGGCCAAAGATTTCAGATGGCCGACTGCGATCTGTGCCGAGATAGACAATCTCTTAAGAATATCATCTGCCCTTATCTGGGCGGCATTGAAATTCTTTGAGCCGCCCGCGACCTTCTCGAGGGCGGCATTGTAGGAATCTAGTTCCTTCTTCAAACGCTGGATGCTTGCAATCGCATCACTAGCATCGAAGCCGAGTTTGGAGCCAATGTCATCAGCCATTTTTCACCCTGACGACTCTGATGTGTCTACCGACCCCAAAATCCAAACTTTTTAGTTTGGGTTTTATGGTGCGAAAAAATGACTCTTCGGCTTGCTTCTGTGTCTCGTAAGGTCCAGGATTCTTCAAATGGAATCCTACTAGATTGGCATTATTGGCTTCATTATACGCAAGATAAAATACATTGCTTCTCCACTCAAAACCGTATACCCCTCGCTGCTTGATTAGTCGTGCAAAACCTAATGCTTGGCCTTCGGCCTGACGATTAGGAGCCCCCGATACTGTCGTCACAAAAATTGGTACATTAACAAGATCAGCAATAGGCTTCAATGATGCCCGCGATTGACCGGACCAATTAGGGATTATCGCTGCAACTGTTCTAACCCACTCCACTGCACCCTCGACAAGAATGTTATTCAGTTTCTTGTCGAGGGCCGCAAGCAGCCCTTTGTCGTCTAGCTTAAGAAGCGCTAAAGTGCCGGTCATCTTTGGCATTATTTGGCCCCTGCTAGCGCTTTTGTGATTTCAAAATCATCATGGGATATAGCTTGGTCGTATGCCAACAATTGCGCTTGTTGCCAGACTCCTAACTCATCCCAACTAGAAGCTCCAATGCCTGGGGGTTTTACGCCGAAGCGTTCGCAGGCGTGCCAGATGGCATAGAGTTCTGTCCGATGAGGAGGCCAAAGGATTTTTCGGCTTGATCCACCGGACCACGTAGAAAACTTTGGCGGGCTTCCTCCACCTTCGTCTCGTTCAGACAGTTAGCAGTGAATACACCATTCTGGATGCGCTGAATTTCAACATAGCTGAACCCAGAATCCTTGAGTTCCTTCTCATAGTTCAGCCAAGTCATATGGTCGTTATATTTGACTGTTTCCCACTCGAGCCCCGGAGTGACCTTCAAGGATTCGACTACCATCCAAGCAATTCGCTTGTTGGAATACGATTCCATTTGAGCTTTGTATCCTAGGTCATCGAAATTCTTTTCTCGAATGCCACCCTTTTTGATGCGTTCAGGGGGTGTAGGGATTGGACACAACTTATCAAAACTCTCAGTGTCCAAGATAGCGCGTGCTTGAAACACAATATCTGGCCTGTCGCCACCACGAGGAAGCACAATGATTTCAACATTGGGCCCCTCGATCTTCTGACCTGCAATCTTCATCGGTTATCTCCTCGGAGGATTTTGGAAATCAATTAACTGGACCGCGTAACAGCAGCCTCAACCGTATTGCACTTGCCCTGACAAGAAATCTGAGCATCAGTGAAATTGTGATCCAGACTCTCGTAGCGGAAGTCTGGCAAAGTAATCACTTCGGGATCAACACCACCGCAAGGTGGAACATACTCCACCATGATGTCAACAGCATATGGTTCACAAGGATCGGCCGAAGAACTCTCCCATGTCGATGCCTCTCCACGATTCTTCAAAGCATCCTCAATCGTCGGGGTGCCAGAACCGGTGACAGCAGTAATGAACTCCCAAACAAAATCCATGCTGACCTCGACGGGCTGCTCATCGCCCTCCCTGACACTATCAAGAGCGCCTCGATTCAGTTCATACAGCAATTCTCGCTTCTCGCTGTACGTGAGATTCCCTTCCCCAATGTTCACTTCCAACGACCGACCGATGAACACAATATCAGCACCATTCGCTACGACCCCACTCAAACCTGGAGTGAACGTCAATCCAGTATTCGGTGGACCGCCAGTTGAGGTAACAACAGTGTGGACGAGATTGCTTCCAACAACCGTAAATGCGACGCCGGCAGGAACGTCTGCCGCTGGGGCATTGTTGATGACCATAGCGGTGTCACCTGCTATGTAGCCAGGACCATTATTCACATCAGCAGTTCCAGTATAACCATCAAGAATACGTATTGTTGCATTCTTCAAGTCGATTCTTGCCATGTTTGCTCCTAAGCGGCCCGGACCACGGTTGCTTCAACCACATTGCACTTGCCCTGGGCGGATACTTGGGCATCCGTAAAATTGTGGTCCAGGGATTCATAGCGAAAATCAGGCAGAGTGATTAGTTCTCGTTGAACGCCGCCACACGGCGGAACATATTCAACTTCAAGATCGACGGCATACGGTTCGCAAGGATCGGCCGAAGAACTCTCCCAATCCAATGCTACCCCACGCTGCTTCAATGCATCTTCAATCGTGGGTGTTGCCGCCCCAGCGATAGCAGTGATGAACTCCCAAACAAAATCCATGCTTACCTCGACGGGCTGCTCATCACCCTCCCGGACGCTATCCAGAGCACCGCGATTGAGTTCATATAGCATTTCCCGCTTCTCGCTGTACGTCAGATTCCCTTCTCCAATGTTCACTTCAAGCGTGTGTCCTGCAAATGTGATTACGGCATCATTGGAAGGAATCCCGTCCGCTGTCAGCAACGCCGGAGTGAAGCTAATGTTGTGCGGAGTTCCACCGGCACTTGGCGTCGTGACAACGATAGTATCAGCACCACCGCTCAAGTCAACATCCACGCCCGCTAGAAGGACAATGTCAACATTAGCATACGTGCCCATGAATTCGATAGTCCACGGGCCGCCGGCAGAACCTGTCACGAGAACATCGCCCGGAATAATGGCTGCAAGTGCTTCCAGTTCTGTCTGTACAACAGCAGCCGTGGAACCTTCGGGGATGTTTGCAGTAGTCTGGACAGCGATCGGATTGGCCACCGTTCCAGTGAAACCAAGTGTGAAGTTGCCGAGAGTTGCATCCACAGTAACTAGCTGTATCTCATTCGCATTGTAGCCAGTAACATAATAAGTCTCCGTTGATCCGACAATCGTGAATCGGACTCCAAGATCAACGATACCTGGTTCGGCAACCGTATCAATCGTTAGATCGGTGTTTCCAGTGACCGGCGTGTCATCGACAGCAGCCGTGTTGCCATACCCATCAATAAGGCGTATTGTCGCATTTTTCAGGTCGATACGAGCCATTCTGTGCTCCTAGGCGGTGAGTTCGGCCGTGTATCGGCCCTCTACTGTGGATTGTTGTTTCCGCACGGTCTCATCAATAATTCCAAAATTATTGATTCTAACATCAAAACCTAGAATGTTTCCACTTCCACTTTGCAACTGAAAGCAAGCAAATTCATTTCCGCTATCGCCATATTCATATCCAATTATTGTTGGAGTGAAAGCAGCTACCATTACTCCAACTGTACGTTGAAGCTTGTAGGCATCATTGTCGTCCATTGTGGACTGGACAAGGATGTTGACCGTAACCTCTAAGCGCCATAATGTACGTGTAACTTGTTTGATTCGGGGACCATCTAGCCGGAACTCTGCGAAGTCCTTCAAAAGGGCTGTATCACGGTCTGTTCCATCGACATACAGAAATACGGATTGTTTGTTTGTATCGAAATGCTTCGCAAAGGAAGCAAATGCCCAACGGGTCCAGTTAGAGTTCATAATCACCCCCCGATCCTAGACCGAGATCGGATGCTCCAACCCCAACAGCATCTTTGTTGGCTCCGGCATTAGGTTCAAGCCCCAAGTCAGAGTCTGCAACAGCATGAATTGTATGAATAGCATCGGCCTCAATTGATTGCTTGGCTTTTACAAAATAGCCAGTCCGCTCCTCAAACTCCTCCACCTGCTTAACATCGTAGCGATGACCTGCGAAACGTAGATACATCCCAACTTTGATTTCAAAATCAGCGAGGTCTTTTCTATCAAAAATTAGTTGTCGTTCTGTTGTGTCAAAATGTCCGCCATAAGTGAAGTTCTTATTTGTGGCTATGAACGTCAGATCATAGACGAACTCTCTATGAATCTTCGACGGTAAGACTATTACCCTAGCAACATCTACAGAATCCGCGATAACACTTTTTACTCCAGTCTCAAGATTAGTTGTGCTACTAATGCGATAATAGATTGTCACAGGCTCGCCGTAACGGCGCTTGAGACGATAAAGCACTTGGGAAATGAAGCGGAGACGGTTCATTGGAATTTTCCACTGATCCAGTTACCGATACCGGCAATGATTCCGCCTCCAAGCAGCCATAATATTTTATTCTTATTTTTGTTACAGACTTCTAGTCTATCGACCCTAGTGACAAGACCTGGAGAATCGGGTTTTCCGATCAAATAAGCCTTTAGCTCTCCAAGACCTTCATCAAGCCGTTCCAGAATTTCTGTTTGAACAGCTTGTAGTTCACCCATCTTTCGGACTTGTTCTGGAAGGGTCATAGGCTGTGCTTTCATAAAGAAACCCAGGACCGCACAGCGCGGCCCTGGGTGATTTTGGAAATCAGGCAAACATAACAGCCGCCAGTGGAGTATCAAGCACCTTAATGCCGGCCAAGAAGTCCAAGGTCACAAGGTGACCTTGCTTGGTGCCGTCATATGTGATTACGGTACGCATCGAAACGCCGTTGAAGCTGGCCAATCCACTCAGGGCTCCGGTGCCGACGCGCGGCAGAACCAGAGGGCGGATGACGAGCGACACGCAGTTACGATGAAATGCCCAATTGTAATCGCCAGACGGACCCAGATAGAGAACAGCATTGTCCAGAATATCTTGCTCCAGCGGACGATCCAGGAGGATTGTATCCGTTCCAGTAGTATTCCTCGTAATCACAGTGTAACGAATATCGCGGCCGGTAGTGGCATTCACACCGATCGTAACCAACTGCCCGACCTCGATACCGGCAGCACTAGCAACGTCTATTTCCTTCGAGTAACCAGTCGAATAAGGCTCCGTAATCGTCGTGCTCGGATATACCAGCACTTCATCCGCATTCGTAATCGCGTCACGGAGACCATACTCCAAAGTGATTGTCGTCGCATCAGAATCAATGACGTGATACGGAATGCCATTGATCGTCACCCACGAACCGGCCGGAACCGGAGTCCCAGTAGTGTCATTGACCGTCAACACCGTGCTGCCAACGGAGATATTTCCGTTGTTGATCGTCTCCGTAGAAACCAGAGTCTGAGCAGAAATGCTGCTCATATTCTGATCCAACCACATATCGAACCCAAATTTGCGACCCAGGGTCGCCTCCGCCATCGCACCACCCTGATCCCCGACCGTATTGGCCTGGATGAAGATAGCATTCTGGAGCAGCAAGCTCTCCGTATTGCTCGTCAACACCAAGTTCCGACCATCCATCGGGGCCTTGTTGTTGTTCATCACCTTGCGCGTGCCGGTGATGTGGGTCGGACCATTAGAGGTCGTCAGACCACCCAGAGACCCAGCACTGTTCTCCAAGAACTGATAGACCTGACCAAGCACGATCTGGTCCACCTTACGGGCCATCGCAATCGCGGCCGGACGCAGATACTCGTTCACCAAGCTCTTGAACGACTTCGTTTCCTCACCGTCGCGAATCAAGAAAGTGACGTGGACGTGCTGATTCAGCGTGACCGCCACGTTATCAGCTTCCGCTGCCTGAATACTCACATCATCATTAACGCCCTTGCGCTTCGCAGAGAACTCGCGCGGCTTACGCGTGTTCACTACATCGCCGAACTTCTGGAATTCCATTTCAAAGTCGCGGTGAACCAGATTCGCAGCCACCATATTCTCCATCAAAATAGCGATCGACTCATTAGCCCACTGTTCCGGGATGAATGGATCAATCGAATTGTCGTATACGGCCATAAAGGCCGGGGACTTCGAGAACAACATGGGTATTCCTTGCTTTTGATTTTGAAAATCAGGCCACCCCGGATTATTTCAGCCCAAGAGACGCCGGGTCTTTCTTTCGGGCTGCCATGTACTCCTCTGTCGTCATTCCTTTGATGTTAGGCTTCTTGCCCTGAGCACCTGTAGTTCCACCAAGGCCACCAGCATTGGTGCCCTTGAACAAATTACCATATCGTTCCGGCAACTCTTTCATCCTCTTGACTGCATCCCCGATGGTGAGATCGAGAACAATCGCTTTGCCGTCCTTGTCAGTATCATCGAACTTGACCTTTGCCGTCCAGGAGTCGATGAGTTTGCCCTCCGTATCAACATCTTGAACCAAACGTGTGCGCGGCCGAAGTAAGGCTTCGACAAATTGCACGCTGTTTGGCAAAACTTCATTCATAACAGCAGAACCTGTGATTTCATGGCCAATCTTCATGTCGCGATAGCGGCCCTCCCACGTCTTGGCGCTCAATGAGGCGGCTTCAAGCTTCACTGTGAAATCCGTTTCCAACTTCTTATTCTGATGGCGGGCGCGCTCCTCGACAGACATATTGGCAGAACGAAGCTCTTCAATCTGTACTTCGGCGGCTTCCTTTTGCTCGGTCGTCAGTCGAGCAGTGTTCTTGTATTCCTCCAACTGGGTGGCGAACTTCTCACGATCCTTGCGAAACTTCTCTTTCTCACGTCTCAATACAGAATTAAGTTCCTCTTGAGAAGTGACAGGTTTCTCTACTGCGGCAGCAGCGGCAGCGGCAGCGGCAGCGGCAGCGGCAGCACCGTCAGCATCTTCGTAACACGTGCGAAAGGCACCGTCAGCATCTTCGTAACACGTGCGAAAGGCTAGCATCGGAGGTTCCTCTTTACCCCTGCTGTTGACAAGTGCAGGGTTACTTGGCCGTTAGGCTCGTAAGATTTTCAGATTTTTTCCACTCTTAATGAATGGTCTCAAATATCTCCACGCCGTAGGTGAAGGTATACCAGAGTTCGTATGTTCTAGAACAATGCTTCTATCGTAAGTAGTTCGCACACTCGCGTAACCCTGACTTATGACTCCCTGATCCTCATATTCTCGGTCAGGATCAACGCCGTCAATAAGTGCATATGCAATTTCGTAGCAAGCGATTTTAATATCGCCCGGAACCACGGTATCACTGCCCCTTGGAAACTCAAGTTCTTGAGTTAATCCGGCAGCAAGAATTGCATCATACTGCTCTTGGGTAAGATTGATTTCAAAATCATCCCGGCCGGTAAGAGATATGCGAACCAGATGGGCAGCATTCTTCTCACCGGCGAAGTTCAAACGATCAATGATACGTGTGGCTTGCTCCAGCGCTTTTGTTTTGTTTCCAGCGGAAGCAGTATCCCATGCAGTTGAATACAGGCGCGTACCAAAATAAGAATCTGCTTCCGCGACTGTACCGTACATAGGTCACCCGTTGTTGGCTGTTGCCAATTCATACCAAAATGCTCCATCAAAATAAAGAACTGCAAAATCGGCAGGATTTGTTAATCCAAAATCACCAGACAATCGAATATTTCCGTCATTATCCGTCAATGTTATGGTTCCTGCCGAGCCAACAGCTTGTCTTAACAGGATAATATCCCCATCTTCTCCGCCATTGATAGTTATCACTCGTCTAAGAGCAATAGTGGTGCCGGCGGAGAAAATTGAATGTATAGAACCCGTTACCGTGATGGCGTTAGCCGCAACGGTTAGTTGCGTCATGGGGCCTAGATTCAATCTTCCCAGGTTCAACCTATCCTGAACCTGTAGTGTCTCCACCCCACCGGCGTAGATCATCAATGGCTTTTTTCTGACCATTACAGTTTGATTGGAGTTTGGATACTGATTTCAAAATCAGTCGTTGATAATCCAGTACCCAAACGGCTGACGTATTGACCATCTGTCGTCGGAGCTGTCTGAGTCATCTTTCCGGCAGTCGCGGCATCAAGAAAATACACGCCACCTGGAGTGAGGCCACCAGTCTCACCTGTCACGGCATCCCATTGCACTGTGGTTGCAACCAATCGTCCGTCTGTAAGTACATTTCCCGTTCCAGCAATTCCGATGCTAGGTGCATCAGCTACTAGACCGATGACATCTTTCGTGCCACTAGCATCGGCCTTTGCTTTGTCGAAGCTATCGACCCCAGAGACATACACAGGGCTGCCAATTACAACAGCACCGGCGTTATCATTAGTAAGTTGGAGAGCGTCTGTGCTAGACAGACTGTCGCCGGCTTGTAGTTGCTCAATCAAACCATTCGTAATAACGAGAGGTTTCTTAATCATGCTGATGGTATCCTTATGAAGAGTGCATAAAAGACCATAAAATCAATTTGTGCCCAAGTGAAAATTGCTTGAAGCCCTTCATCCAGAGCTGGATCAAGATAGTGTTCTTGGTTCGTGAAATATGTATCAAAGTCTATTTGCCGTAGTGTGAAAACTATATTAGTTGAATCTACATAGTTAGCGACATTGCTGTTGTAGCTTCTAGCGTCTGCTCCAACCCTTAAATTGTCAGTTATGGCAGGGTGCCTGGCCATTGTAATATCTTCTAAGATATTACTTTGGTATCGTTGGCCTGAAATTTGCCGGAGTGAATGTATCTCCAGTCGAAGGCTTGCTGAACCCGCTCCCGATTTCAAAATATCAGCACGATAGCCAATGAATTTGCTTTTTACATTTGGCAGTCGGCTTGTTCCATGAACATGAATGTTGTAGTTGATAGCAGTAATGCCAGCACCAATTGTAACATTAGTTATTCTAAAAAACATCTTTGTGCTGACCCACCTGCCCGGCTGGTCAACTGTCAGCACATCGGTTGTTGCCAAAGTTGGAACGCCGGTTAAGACATTAACAGAATCACCGGTTAGAGTGATTGTCCCACTGCCAATCAATGAATTTATAATAATATGAACTTTGTTATTTCCTACAATATGTTCAGTCGCATTATTTGCTGTTAGGCCAGTTGCCAAATCAAAATGGCTTCCAAACAAATTAACCGGAGAGGTTCCTACTCCTTGTAAAGCAAATGTGTAAGGGACAATCACTAATTGGCCGGGGCCACCGTACAGATAAGCTGCATCTGCTGCAATGTCAGCTGTATTTGCAGCAATAAGTGCGGCATTTGCGGCGATGTCGCTTGCCAAATTAGGGACATCTAAAGTATCTCCCGCTTGTAATTGCTGTATTTTGCCGTCAGAAAGTACAAGCGGAGACTTAATCATAGTTGCACTGATATTCCGATATTAAAATCAAAAAGTGTTGCTGACTGAGCTTCGCCGATCGATACGACATAACCCGTAGACGGTGGAGTTGTTCTGATTTGGCCAAAAGTTCGCAGATAGTAGGTTGCACCTACTTCTAATTCCATTGCGCCTATTACATTTGTCCAGTCATTAGATGAAACTTTGCCTCTCGTTACATATTCTCCGGCAGCGACAACCATCCCAGATATTTCTCCAGAGTTTGAAGATGCTGGAATCAGGCTGCCATCGGACTGCAAATCTACTAACAAGCCGACAGGGAAGTCCGCCGTATCGGCTTGGAATCTGTCGTTGACATCTAGGATGTTTTGTTCTATAGCAATAATTTCGGCTATAGCTTCATCCCAATCATCATAACTGGGAGACTTGTCATCCTCTAGATTAGTTCTGGTTCTAGAAAATCCATCCCAGATTCCGCCAGGGAATGTCGCTTTGTTGAAGCTCATAATCAGGCATCGCCGAGGTTGGTCCAAGTAATGGTGATTGTTCCCGTCACCGTAATGGCTTGTGCGGTAGCCGTTCGATCCGCATCAGGAACAGCAATATTCAGGAAAGCGTCAACAGCAGCACTGGTGACGCCATCAAACACTGCTGGCGTTACACCGAGGCCAACAGCCTGCTTGGTGCTGGCCACCAGCGTATACGCAGTGCTGGGAATTATGTCTGCTTCTGTGCTGGTCAACGTAGCATCATCAGCACAGGTGACAGTACCAACAGACGCCACAACAGCAGCATCGGCATCAATATCCGATCCTACCGTAGTCAAGGTGAGGTCCATGATCGCGCCATGAAGGCGGATCAGACCGGCGGGAAAATCGTAAATCTTCGTGCCGACGAAGCCGTCAGCGGCAGTATCAACCAACATGCTGAAATCAGTCAGCGTGATGACAGTCTTGTGGACTCCCGCAAGACTCTCCACAACCGTATTGGTGGCTCCGGCGACCACACCATTGCCGCTAGTGGAAGGCGTACCAGCAGCAATCGCTGTCTGCGCAGCAATCAATTCAGCCGTCATCTGGTCCCAATCTTCGGAATCAGGGGCCTTATCATCAAAACGGTTGGCTCGATTAGGAGCCGTACCATCCCAGACCTGTGTTGCCGGAAACTGTGCAGCATTTATACTCATTCTGGTCCTCGTTGTTTGTCTGTAACCGTACTGTTGGACGCCGTCTCAAGCGCTGCTTTCTTTTCTTCCTTACCAGCGGCAAGGTTAGCAGACATATCAGGATTTCCACGAGCAGCGGGATCAGGTTTGGCTTGCGCTGCGGCCACACGAGCCGCACGCTGCGCGTGATCCTTCGCCGCCTGTTCGACCGATTCCTTCGGCAAGCCTAGCAACGTAGCAGCAATCTCAAGAGACATTACCCCATTCTCGATAGCGGAAAAGATAATGTCTGGATTCCCGGTATAGCAATCCGCGTCATCAATCTCTTTCAGAATGGTGTCGAGGTCTGCAACCGGCATCTTTCCACCGAGCAACGTTTGAACCATCAATTTAGAAATTGATTTTTGAAATCCGTCTGACGGGACACTGTCTCGCAACTTTTCAAGATGCTCAACATCTGCCCTGCGGTCTGCATCTGTCTGGAGGCTGTATTTCTCTGGATAGCGAATTGTTACTTCGTCTCCCGGCTCATACATATTCCAGTAGTTGGCTATCTTGCGCTCGGCATGTTCAAGTTCCAGACCGATATAAGATAAGCCAGCCTCCAGCCCTCGCTCGTCTAGAGATTTTGATTCGGCACTTGCCATCTTTGGCTGGACGTTGCTCAGAGAGAGATTAACGAGGGTGCGAATATCTTCTTTGAGTTTGGCTTGTTTCTGCATCGACGCCAGAATAGGTTCAGAAGACGGGTGAATGAATCCTGGTCGTTCTAGACCTTTTCCATATGTTCTGCCTTGAGTCGCCCCTACCTTGATTTCTTTCCCGCCAGATTCACCCACAATCCCTTGACTGCCCTCAGTGGCCTCCGGTTTGAGATAATTACTATATTCATGCTGGTCATTTTGTTCAACATAGAATGGAAAGTTAGCCTTCAAAATGTAGCTGGCATCACTTGATTCCAGATTCAAAAGAAGAATTTGATGATTGGAAACATCAGCTAGAAGGCTATCAGTGATTTCCAAAATCACA